AATTTTCAATCTCACGTTTCCAGTTAATCTTTAATGTTGCGGGACAAATAATTAATACTTTCTTTGAGCCTGATTCTAATGCCGCTATGATTGTTGATGTTGTTTTACCAAGACCCATATCATCGGCAAGGATAAACTTTTTGTTCTCAACTAATTTTTGAACGGCTTCTTTTTGGTGTTCAAGTGGTGGACGATGTGAATACTTTGAATAGTCAATCACAACATCTTTAACTGAATTGTCTTTAATGATTGCCGCTTTTGGTAACCAAAAATCGTGAAGTTCCTCTTTATCCAATACTTTACCCCAAATGTGGTATGCTTTTTCTTTATCCGCCAATAACTTCTCAACCCAAACTTTTTGTGGGATTTCGGTATATAATTTGTCATCAGCCAATTTCTGTGCGAAATAAGCGTCAAGAATAACCCATTTCTTTGCAACCTTTGGTTGTTTATCGTGGAAATTAATAATGTATTCCGATTGACTCCTTGTTGGATAAAACTTTCTGTTAACTTGTGACTTACGTTTTAATTCCAAGATATAGTTATTGCCACCCTCATATGACTCAAGAATGGACATCGCCTTTGATTCTAAACTAACATCACTCATCTAATATTAATAAATTTATCTTAAATATAGTAAAAGTTTAAGTATTTATCAATATATGGAGAAATTAGTTCCGATAACGAGATTAGGTAATTTTTTTGGTGGAGAAGATTTCGACCTTGATATTGGTATGGGCCAAGAATGGTTGGAGGGTGATATGAACTTTACCATTGTGTTATATCGTATTGACCGATATAAAACAAAGAAAGATGACGTTTATGGTGAAGTATTGGAAGACGGAGTTCAATTCATGGCACCTGTTGAATTAAAAGGTTTGGTTCAAGTTATGGCCCCAACCAATAAATTCTATGGTAATTCCAAAGTTGAAATCCAAGAACCAGGTAATATGAAGTTCTCAATTTATCAAAAACAACTTGAAGATTTGAATGTTGAAATATTCATGGGTGATTATATTGGATATTATGAAACCGAGGACCGAGTTAGGTATTATACCGTTAGTGATGACGGATATGTTAGGTCTGACAATAAACACACTTATGGTGGATACAAACCGTTCTATAGAACAATTACCGCCACATGGGTAAGTGAAAACGAATTTAGAGGTATATAATGAAAGTTGTTATTACAGAATCACAATTTGACAATTTATTCTTGGGTAAGAAAGTAATGGTATATTACAACTTACACAAACACACTTTTTCTGTGACATACGACAGTAAAGTTATTATGCATGCTGACTATGTTAAGTTGGGGGATGTTGAGTTCAGAGTTAGAAAAGGAGGTAAAGAACGAGTTCGTTCTGAAAAATCAAAAAACGTTCACGCATTTGTGATTGGAAAATTATTGGACTATTGTGAATATCCTTGTGATGACATTCCAAATCCACCATCAGACATGATTGTAACATATAATCCATATAGATACGATTCATTTGTTTATAAAGATAGTGAAGAACCTGTATATAACGCCAAAGAAGTTGACATGATTAATTCACAAAATAAACTATTTGTAGTAGAAAAATAATGCCATTACCAAGAACAGTAGTTAAACCAACATTACCTTTAGTACCAAAAAAAGTTTTGTCTGAAAGAAGAGAACAACTTTTAGAATATATTAAAGAAGATGGAACTTATTTACCTAAGTCAGTTTTACATGCCGACTTGGATAGGGGTATGCTTGATTTTGTTAAGACAGAACTTGAAGTTGTAACTGCAGGTAAAATCGTTCCTTTATTGGATGTTATTATTACAACTCAAAACTGGACACAATATTTGGAGACGTGGCAATTTGTGGATTTAGATTATAATCCATCTCCACCATTTATTACGGTAGTTAGAACACCTGAAGTTAAGTACGGTACCAACCCATCACTTCAATATACAATACCAAATAGAAAACAATTTTATTATGCTTCTGTCCCAACTTGGAACGGAAACGAACAAGGTATGGACATTTATACAATTCCACAACCTGTACCTGTTGATATTACTTATAGTGTGAAAATTATTTGTAATAGAATGAGAGAGTTGAATCAACTTAATAAAGTTGTAATGCAAACTTTTTCATCAAGACAAGCATACACATTTATTAAAGGTCAATATGTCCCAATCATTTTAAATAATGTATCTGACGAATCTCAAATGAGTATGGATTCAAGAAAGTATTACGTTCAAAGCTATGAGTTCACTATGTTGGGTTATTTGATTGATGAAGAAGAGTTTGAAGTAAAACCCGCAATTCAAAGAGTTACACAGCTCGTTGAAATTGATACCTCAACAAGAAAACAAAGAAGAAACAAATATCCTGAAAATCCTGATGAATTTGAAATGCCGTTTTTATTTGTTTCAGGTAATACCGTTTTAACTGATAGAATTGATTTTACCGCCAATATGAGTTTAGTGTCAACAGACAATGTCGATACTTTTGATGTTTACATTAATGGTGATTATTATGGTAGTGATTTACAACTAATCGAAATTACTACAAATGATATTTTAAGAATAGAAGTTACAAAAAATGACAATACTCAAGAAGCACTTGTGATATTCGAAAACAAATTAATTTAATCTTCTCCATAGATATCTTTCTTATCTTTACACTTCTCGATGATTAAATTCTCCAAAAATTTATAAATCTTAATTCCACGCTTATCACAGTACTTTTTTAGGATATCATGTGATTCAGGGGATATTTTGATGTTCTTTATTTCTTTCTTGATTTTCATGGGTAGAAAAAAGGTAGAATTTATTCATACCGTTTATAAATACTTATCCAAAAGTAAAGTTTTTTCATTAAAAGTCGAATATTTATCTATAAAATAAATCTGTAACAGAATAATTTAATAATGGCAACACAAGCAAATCAAAAAGTATTCGTATCACCAGGCGTTTACACATCTGAAACCGACCTATCATTCGTAGCCCAAAGTGTGGGGGTAACGACTTTAGGTCTTGTTGGGGAAACTATAAAAGGCCCAGCATTTGAACCAGTATTCATAACAAATTACGATGAGTTCCAAGCCTACTTTGGTGGAACCGAACCCGTTAAGTTTTATAACACTCAAATCCCAAAATATGAGGCGGCATATATTGCTAAATCATACTTGCAACAATCAAACCAATTGTTTGTTACAAGAGTATTAGGTTTGTCAGGTTATGATGCGGGTCCATCTTGGAGTTTATCATTAGTAGCTAATGTTGACCCAACAACTATCGGTGACCCATCAAACGCAACAACGTTTACCGCAACATTCACGGGTACCTCATCAGGTACTACCGTTACGATTGTCAGTGGAGCGTTACCTGCTCAAGCTCAGTCAAATTTGAATGTTCAATACAGATTACAAGACGGTTCAACATCTACAATACAAGATGACCTTAATGTTTATTTAGGTGGCATAATTAACACACCTTCTCTTTCGGCTACAACTTCTGTAATGTACGGTGCAATTCCTAATACAGATTATTCAAATATAATTTTATCTTATCCTACAATCCAAAATCCATATGATTGTATAAACAATTTTGAACTTAACGATTTAAGTGCGTCTTCAAATGACCCTTGGTATTATGCTAACTTTGACATTTCTTCAGGAAATAACTATACGGGTTATTCATTCTACTATGTTGTTAATAGTTTAAGTTCGGGCGGGACTGGTGTTTTCACGGGTACAATTACTGGTGAATCTTATACATTTACAGGTACTGCTTATACAGATTTTAATAATATGGTTGTTGGTACTCTCCGTTCAAGAGGTATTACTCAATATGTCAATTCTGTTGATAGTATTGACCACGGTCCTGTTTATGAAGTAGGTATTGATTATGATAACGACAATGCTTGGGTTCCTAACAACTTACAATTAATTTGTACTAATCAATATTCGGGTATTACTCAAACACCATATGGAACATTCTTGTTATCAGGTGTAACTAAAGATAATAATACATTCTCATTAGAAACTTCATTATTAGCGTCTTCCGCAAAATACATCACAAAAGTGTTAGGGGTTGATAATTTTGGTAAATCAAGATTTGAAGTTCCAATTTATGTTGAGGAAATTTATCAAGGAAGTTTAAATTACGCTTATAGTCAAGGATACATTCGTGGGTTAAATTGTGACTTAATTGCATTGCCCGACGCAAGAAGTCAATCAAGTCAATCAATCGCTTGGAATTTAGAAAAATACCAATCACCTGAAACACCTTATTTAGTTTCTGAATTGAGAGGTAATAAAGTATATAACTTATTTAAATTCATTTCCATTTCTGATGGAGATTCCGCAAACACTGAGGTTAAGGTGTCAATTGCAAACTTATCATATAACAATATGTCGTTTGATGTTTTTGTTAGAAATTTCTTTGATACAGATGCAAACCCTGTTGTAATTGAAAAGTTTACCAATTGTAATATGGACCCAGCAACTAATAACTTTATTGCGAAAAAAATTGGTTCGTCTAATGGTGAATTCGCTTTAATTTCAAAATATATCATGGTTGAAATGGCAAATGAGTATCCAATCGATTCTTTACCTTGTGGTTTCTACGGTTACACACAAAGAGAATATGAAGATGCTGCAATTTACTCATCACCATACCCTAAATTTAAAACAAAATACGATTTCCCTGGAGAGGTTATTGCTAATCCACCTTTTGGAACACCCGTTGGTGGTTCAAATACTGTGGAATCTCCTGGAGATATCATAAGAAGAACTTATTTAGGTTTCTCTACACAATACGGAATTGATGAATCATTCTTAACTTACAAAGGAAAACAAAACCCACAATCTAATTGGGCTTTGGCGACTGACTCATTTAAATGGAATTACTTAAGTAAAGGTTTCCACATGGATTCGGGAGCAACTGTTGTTACAATTGCTAATACATCAATGACAAGTGGTCAAACAGCGTTTGAATGTGGTGTTGCAGAATTTAGAGCAGACCCAGCAACACAAGATAACCCATACTACTTTATCTACTCAAGAAAATACACTGTGTGTTTCGCAGGTGGATTTGACGGATGGGATATTTACAGAGAATGGAGAACTAACCAAGACAGATTCCAATTAGGACAGTCAGGTTATTTGGCAGGTACTGCACCATCTTCAAGATACCCAACTGCAACAGGTAACGGATTGTTCAAGAGAATTATTGTTCAAAACAATACTCAGGACTTTGCAAATACTGACTACTACGCTTACTTACTTGGTATTTTGACATTCGCTAATCCTGAAGCAACTAACATTAACGTGTTTGCAAGTGCAAGTATTGACTATATTAACAATTCAAATCTTGTAGAAGAAGCTATTGACATGATTCAATACTCAAGAGCTGACTCGGTTTATATCTGTACAACTCCTGATTACCAAATGTTTACTCCAGATTCAACAAGTTCTTTGGATATCATCTATTCACAAGAAGCGGTTGACAATTTGGATAACACAGGAATTGATTCTAACTACACCGCAACTTACTACCCTTGGATTTTAACAAGAGATACAGTAAACAATACACAAATTTACTTACCACCAACAGGTGAGGTTTGTAGAAACTTAGCGTTGACTGATAACATTTCATTCCCTTGGTTCGCATCTGCGGGTTACACAAGAGGTCTTGTAAACTCAATCAAAGCTAGACAAAAACTTACACAAACTGACAGAGATACATTGTATCAAGGTAGAATCAACCCTATCGCAACTTTCTCTGATGTTGGAACTGTAATTTGGGGTAATAAAACATTACAAATTGCTGACACTGCACTTAACAGATTGAATGTAAGAAGATTATTACTTCAAGCTCGTAAGTTAATTTCCGCAGTAGCTGTAAGATTATTGTTTGAACAAAACGACCAAATCGTTAGACAACAATTCTTGGATAGTGTTAACCCTATCTTGGATTCAATCAGAAGAGACAGAGGTTTATACGATTTCCGTGTAACTGTTTCATCTTCACCTGAAGACTTAGATAGAAACACATTAACAGGTAAAATTTACTTAAAACCTACGAAGGCATTAGAATTCATCGATATCGAATTCTTTATTACTCCAACAGGAGCTTCGTTTGAAAATATTTAATAAACATAACGGGGGTACAATTAGTACCCCCTTTATTTGCCAAGTATGAAAAGACAACTTAGAGAGGGATTTAAGGCTGAGGGAACACCAGATATGAAATATTATGCGTTTGATTGGGATGACAACATTGTTCATATGCCAACAAAGATAATGTTAAAAACTGAAGATGGTGATGAAGTTGGTATGAGTACAGATGATTTTGCGGAATACAGAAGTAAAATTGGAAAAGAAGATTTTGATTATAATGGTGATACCATTGTTGGATTTTCTGAAGAACCATATAGAAACTTTAGAACCGCAGGTGACAAAGATTTTTTGGTTGATGCTATGAGAGCAAAACTTGGACCGGCATTTAATGATTTTAGAGAAGCGATTAATAACGGGTCAATATTTTCAATTATTACTGCGAGAGGTCACAACCCCAACACTTTAAAACAAGCCGTATACAATTATATTATTGACGGGTTTCATGGAATAGATAAAGACCAACTCGTTAAGAACCTTAAAAAATATAGGTCGTTTTTTGACGAGGAAGATATGACGGACGATGAATTAATCAAATCGTATTTGGACCTTAACAAATATCATCCAGTGTCTTTTGACGATGAAGAAGGTGCTGCCAACCCTGAAGAAGCAAAAGTTCGTGCTATGGAAGAGTTTGTTTCTTATATTAAGAAAATGTCAAAAAAGTTAAATAAAAATGCCTTTATTAAAAATGATGTATCTAATAACTTTGTTCCGGAGCAACCTAGTATTGGATTTTCAGATGATGATATTAGAAATGTAGAAGTAATGAATAATTATTTTAAAGATAAACCAGATAATATAGTTAAGACTTATTCTACTGCTGGAGGCGTTAAAAAGGAATATAAGTAGATAATAATCTCGACAAAATAAAAGTAAAGAGAAAAATTTTTTAACAAGACTATATTTATAGGATATAAACAACAAAAAAAAAACAAAAAAAAATTAAAATAACATGGCTGATTTATTAATGAAAATGCCGATACCTTACGAACCAAAACGCCAAAACCGTTTTATTTTAAGGTTTCCGTCAAGTTTGGGTATCAACGAATGGTTTGTTGAAAGTGCTGCAAGACCATCAATTAAGATTAATTCAACTGAAATACAATTTCTAAACACCTCTACATTTGTAGCTGGTAGATTTAACTGGGACCCAATCAGTGTTAAGTTCCGTGACCCTATTGGACCATCAGCGGCTCAGGCTCTTATGGAGTGGGTTCGTTTACACGCTGAATCGGTGACAGGTCGTATGGGTTATGCTGCGGGTTACAAAAAAGACATCGACCTTGAGATGTTGGACCCAACAGGAGTTGTTGTTGAGAAATGGATTCTTTACGGAACATTCTTAACTGATGTAAACTTCGGAACATTATCTTATAGTCAAGATGCGTTAGCGGATATTACAGCTTCTTTGAGAATGGATAGATGTGTGTTAGTTTACTAATTCACTTTACATAAAATTACACTCACTTATATTTAACCGTAAAGCTAATAAACTTTACGGTTATTTTTATATATGGACAATCAATCAAGAGACCACGGTCAAGACAATTTCACACTACCACACGATGTGGTACAATTACCATCACAAGGTATTTTTTATAAAAACAAAAAGAAATCAATTAAAGTTGGTTATCTTACCGCATCAGATGAAAACATTTTGATGGGTGGTGCCGCTGATTTAACAATGACTTTATTGAGGGCAAAAATTTATGAACCAGATGTTAAGGTTGAAGATTTAATTGAGGGTGATGTTGAAGCAATTTTAATATTTTTAAGAAATACTGGATTTGGTCCTGAAATGGTATTAAATGTTACAGACCCTGTAACTAAAAAACCATTTAAAAGTACCGTATCGTTAGACCAACTAACTATTATTAATGGACAACAACCAAGTGAAGATGGTTCATTTACTATTTTATTACCAAAATCTCAATCATCAATTAAATTAAAACCATTAAGTTATGGTGAAATTATGGAGATTGGTAAAATGGCTGAAACATATCCACAAGGAAGAGTTGTTCCAAAAATTACTTGGAGAATGCAAAAAGAAATTATTGAAGTTGATGGTTCAACTGACAAAGCTATGATTGCAAAATTTGTTGAGTCAATGCCAATCTCTGACTCAAAATTCGTAAGAAACTTTATGAATGAAAACGAACCAAGATTGGATATGACCAAAACAATTACAGCCCCGTCAGGAGAAAAACTAACAGTTAATGTTGGGTTTGGGGCTGACTTTTTTCGCCCTTTCTTCTGATTATAGAAAGATACAGATAGATGAATTTTACTATCTGACAACATTAATGAATATTTCTTATCAAGATTTTGAAAGAATGCCGTTGTTTGTAAGAAAATATTTATTGGATAAATGGATTGAAGATAAAAAGAAGGACTAAAAAATTAGTCCTTCTTCTATTTATATGGAAACTAAATAATTGTAATGGCAGATAATCTTAACGAATCGTACGACAACCTTAAAAAAAATATTGACAGTTTAGGTTCTCCTATAGATAAAATATTACAGTCAATTGAGGACATGGCTAATGAGGCCGATAAACTCAATGTGGCGTTTGTTGGGGGTAGAGTAAGACTTGACGAAATGAATGATGCTGCTGCTAAGTCAGCCGCGGGTATTATTCGTTTAGGTGGAGATATTGGTGATATTTCCAAGACTATATCAGGAATTGCTGAAGGTTCAAGAAGACAAGTTATTGCAACTGAAGACCAAGTTAGTAAACTTTATGCTGCTACTGAAATTTTGGGTGGTACTGCAGGAGGGCTAGTTGAAATTTTTGGTAATGTTGGTATTGAAGTATCTCAAATTGGTACAAACCTAGAAAGTTCAATTGAATATATTCAAAGTGTTGGTTTAAATGCTCGTGAGGTTATGGAAGATGTGACTGGTAGCATGTCACAAATGAACCGATTCCAATTTGAAGGCGGTGTGAAAGGTTTAGCAAAGATGGCGGCACAAGCATCGATGTTAAGGTTTGATATGCAACAAACCTTTACTTTAGCGGATAGGGTTTTAGACCCTGATGGGGCTATAGAAGTTGCTGGAGCCTTTCAAAGATTAGGTGTTTCTGCAGGAAATTTGGCGGACCCATTCGCTTTAATGAATCAATCAATTAATGACCCATCGGGTTTACAAACTAGTTTATCTGAAGTTGCAAAACAGTTTACAGAATTTGATGAAAAAACAAAAACATTTAAAATAAATCCTCAAGGTGTTTTAACACTTAGAGAAATGGAAAAACAAACTGGTGTTAGTGCTGTGGAAATGAGTAAAATGGGTCTTGCCGCGGCAGACTTAGATAGAAGACTTTCTGCTATTAGTCCATCGCTTGATTTTGAAGATGAAGAAGATAAGAAACTTATCGCCAATATGGCCACTATGGATAAAAGTGGTGAGTACACAGTACAACTTAAGAATGACAAGACTGGTGAAATTGACAGAATTAAATTAGGTGAATTAACAAATGAACAACTTATCGCCTTAAGAAAACAACAAGAGGAATCACCAAAAACTTTAGAAGATATTCAAAAGACCCAATTAAATGTTGTAGAGAACATTGATAGGACTCTCTCAAGTAATGTTGCAAAAGGTACGTTTGGTGTTGCAGGTTCTTCGGTTGTTAGAGGTAATTACACGGGAGCTGATAGAATTAGCCGAGCAGTTAGTAGTTCTGTTGACAATGCGGTACCTGAAAGTGCGGTAATTATAGACAACGTTAATAACGCAATTGAAAAAATGAGTGCGTTATTTATGGCTAAAGATGCAAATAAAATAAGTGCTGACGATTTTGCTAAAAAATTAGCATCACTTGAGGATACTATTCTAAAAGATGCAAATAGTTTAGGTGAAAAAGGAATGAATGCATTTAAAGATATCATTGCAGAATCAAGTAAAAAAGTTACGGGAAATAGTGGTATTGAAAAAGAATTTAGAAGTTTAAGTCAAGAAATTTTAAGTGCAACAGGTAAACCAGTAACCGCAACAGAACATCTTAAAAAGAAAGCTGAAGAGGAAAAATCGTTATCGTATGCCGATATTATAGGTAGAAAAAGTCAAAGTCCTACCGAAAAAACAGGTGCTGGTACATCAACAAACAGTGGAACATCAACAAATAAAGTTGATGTTGGAGGTACTATAACATTTAAATTTGATTTACCTCCAGGTACAACACTTAACCAACAACAATTAAACGCTGCGTTTAATAGTGAAGAGTTTAAACAATATATTGCCAACCTTACAAAGAAAAATTCTTCAGAAAACAAAGGGTCTGGTGTTGTATCCTACGGACGATAATAAAACATTAGATTGAAGAATAAAAAATACAAATTAACCTATTTATTAAGAAACGTATAAATGGGTAGTCCGTTAGATTATATAAGTACCGAGGTTTTTAGAAAAAAACTAATTGTCCGAAATTTAGTACCATATGCTAAATCACCTAGTCCTGCGACCCCGCCAATAACTTTTGAGGTTATACAAAGAGATTTAACACCTGTTGATAGTCCTGATTTTCTAATTGATACTCCATACATCGCCAATTCACAATTTTATCCACTTAACAAGTGGGGAAATCAAGGGGGATACTACCAAGCACCCGACCTTACAGGTAATTTAAATACAACATCAAATCAAGGTGAATATGGACCTGGTCAACAGGATGCTTATATTGTGAACACAGGATTTGCGGCAACTCAAAAATGGAGACCATTAAATGCGTATTCAAGCCCAAACAACTTTGATGCTGGTGAAGCTGTTACTAGTTTAGAAACTGTTAGACCTGACCAAGATAGACTACCAAACGGTCAACCTTACTTTACATTTGTACCTTCATCGTATAGACCTGTTTCAATCTTATTAAATCCCGACCCACAGGGTAGTGATGGTTTATTAAGTGATGACTCCTTTATAGCTCGATTGGGGGCAAAAACTTTAAAGAAAGAGTTCCAAGACCGTATTGGTAGAGAGTTATTAAGACAAACTCTTGGTCGTGCCAACATATTAAATGTTAATAGTGGTACAAACCTTGTTAATATTTTAACAGGTCGAGTTCCTTTAATTGAACCAAATTATAACATTACGGTACCGTCAAATCCATTGGGTGCTGCTGCCGACTTTGCTCTTAGATTAGGGGGAAGTACTTTACCGTTCTCAACAATTCCTGGTTCTTATTTTGACCAAAGTATTAATCCACCACAACCAACAACAATACAACAATCATTGTTGGCAAACCCACTTGCGGTTGGAGGAAAATTTATTAGTAATTTATTAGGTGCTAGTAAGACAGGTACACAAATATTCTACGAAAATACGGGCCAAGGTCAAAAATCTATTTTATTTAAAAATCTTAACTTTAATAAATTTAAACCAAACTACGATAGAACTCTATTAGATAGATTGGGTGGTGCAATTGTCGGGACTAATACAAATAACTCCAACTTTTATGTTGGTAGTACATCTTCAGACCCATCAAGAATATTTTCACCATCAGGGTCGTTACCAAATGATGCGTTTGGTAATGAACAACAAGACCCAGTTTATGGACCATCTGAGTTAGCTCAGTTATATGAAGGTCCAAGTAAGGAGATTAGACTTGGTGCTAACGGCCCAACATATAGTAATGGTGGTGGTATTGAAGGTGGATTCACATGGGTGTCTCCAAAGTATAAAGGTAATGCTGGTAAAAAAGTTGGTGTTGGAGGTTTAATAACAGACCAAGACTCGGACTTTAAACCATCGTCTTATAACTCAACAGAGTCCACAGAAAGAACTTTTAAGGAAGGTTCTATACTTGATAAGACACAAAGAATTATTGATAGCCAACCACAAGGTGGTAAAAGATTACAACACGTTGGTAATGCAATGGACCAAGTCAGCAAAGTATTCAATGATGGATACACAGAAATGACAAAGGGTTCAAGAGTATTAACTTACGTTGGGGCGATTGGACAAGAAGTTGGAACAGAGTATTGTAGAGTATTTGCTAAAGATATACCATACCTACAATATAACGACCTTCAAAAAACTGATGGTATTACAACTGAAGGTAGAAGATTTTCATATTCTGTTTTAGATAAGACATATAACCTTAACATTGCACCAAACAAACAAGAGGGTGGACAAGATTCATCTAACATTATTGGTACAATGAATAATGCTTATGCCAAGAAATATATGTTCTCATTGGAGAACTTGGCGTGGGCAACATCAAACTCACCAGGTCTTGCGGTTTCTGATTTGGCGGTATGTGAAAGAGGTCCTAATGGTGGTAGAGTTATGTGGTTCCCACCTTATAACTTAACATTTAATGAATCAGTTCAGGCGAACTGGACTCCAAATGATTTTATTGGTAGACCTGAACCAATCTATACTTACAAAAATACAAGTAGAACGGGTACTTTAACATGGGATATTGTTGTTGACCATCCGTCAATATTAAATGTTATTGTTAACAAGGTATTGGCAAACGAAACAAACAAAACAAGAGTTGATAGTATATTAGATTCATTCTTTGCGGGATGTAGAAAATATGATTTATATGAATTGGCCAAAAAATATTATACAATAAATCCAAACGATTTGTTTCAAATCCAACAGGCAATTACATCTAAAGAAATTACAAGAGAACAGATGCAATTTGCTGTTAGTACAATAACCGTGGATGCTCAAGTTGCGGGTGCAAACGGTGCGGGTAATGGAAGTGGTGGTGCAAACAGTTCAAGTACACCACCTCCTGGTAGTCCTGCGTATTTTATGGAAAAATATGCTCAAATTGGTTTTTATTTTGGTAATGATTTTCCTAAACCAAAGACATCACCAAATTATACCGAAGAATATAATAGATACACAAGTTCTACAAACAAAGCTTTATATGCTAGTAAATCAAATGGCACTCAATTAACTCGGGCGTTTGATACTATGGTCACACCAAATTATGTGATTGCACAACAAATGGCTATTGATATTGCAGAACAAATTAAAAATAGTGAAAGTGGTAGTGTGACACTTATTGTAGATTCAAGTTGCTCTGCACCACAAACTGAAGCATATAACCTAGCATTATCTACCAGAAGGATTGATTCTGTGATTAAATTTTTTGCTGAAAATGCTGCAACCAAAGATTATGTGAAACAACAAAAATTAATAGTAAAAAGAGGTCAGGGATTTGGTGAAACAACTAGTTCTTCTCCATTAGTTTCAAAAACAACCCAACCACCATATGCGTTACCACTCACACCAAATCTTCCCGCGGTAAATTGTACTGATACAAATGGTACTGTTGTTGGAGGTGATACCATGGCATCTACTGAAGTATTCACAACAAACGCAATGGCTTGTAGAAGAGCCTATATTTCAGAGATTAAATCAACCCTAAAATCACCACCACCAGCACCACCAAATCCAATAAAACAAACACAAACGGTTGTTACGGGTAATGTTGTTACTACAACAGAAAAGGTAAATACTACAGAAACAGTTGTAGTACCAAGAGATAATATTAGTAAAAGAGTTCTAAGAGCTTTATTATCTGAGTGTGATTATTTTGAAGTTATTAAGGAAGAAACTCCTATGGTTTTTGATAATCTTAAAGATAAGTTAAAATTCTTTGAACCTGCATTCCACTCAATGACACCTGAGGGACTTAATACAAGGTTAACATTTTTACAACAATGTATGAGACCTGGTGACACAATACCTGTAGTTAAATCTATTGGGGGTAGAGATGTTTTGGAATATAACAATGCCACAAATACTGCGTTTGGTGCGCCACCAGTATTGATTTTAAGAGTTGGGGATTTCTTTAATACTAAAATCATCCCAACAAGTTTGACAATTGCTTATGAAGGATTGGATATTAACCCTGAGGGTATTGGTGTCCAACCTATGATTGCAAAAGTGACAATGGCATTTAACTTTGTTGGAGGTAGCGGATTAAAAGAATCTGTCGACAAATTACAAAATGCGTTAACATTTAATTACTATGCAAATACTGAAATTTATGATGATAGAGCTGACCCAACAGATTCAAGCTATAAAGTAATTGATAAAGATTTCTTACAGTTTGCTGCGATAAGTAATGTTACCCCTCCAACAATTAACGATGCACAACCTAATAACGGTTTAAGTAATGAATCAACTATTGGAACTATATTAACTAACACTAGTAGTTTAAGTGCTCAAACAGGTACCCTTAGTTATCAAACATTTATGGATAAGTTTGTTACGGAAACACAAAATTATTTTACAAATGTTGTAAATAAAAGTAAAGAAACTGTAAACCAATATAATAACGCATTACGTCAACAATGGATGTTAGAAAGAAATTATCAACAAGGTAAATTCTTATTGACCGAAGATGGTGAGACGATTTTATTTGGTAAACCTTATAATCTTGAAAAAAGAATTGATACGGTTTTTGAAGATTTAATATCTGATATTAAAAATGACGATGATGAATTTATCAAATTTATTAAAGATAAAAATTTTGATTTTACAAATAAAACGATTAGACAAGTTAAAGAAAATTTCACCAACTTTGTTAAAAACAAAAAAGGTACGTATCAAAATGCGGTAACAACCATTACTCAAAGTATGGTTAATACTCAACAAACTTATGTTGCTTACATTGCAAGGGCAAATACAATTCCATATTATGTACCATCGTTTTCTGGAACAGGTACGGATGGTTCACAAGATAAAATTGGTAATGTTAAATCATTTGTCACAATACCAACAACAAGTATTGACACAAGTTCAAAAAATGCGTCAAACACATTAGAAGAATTGAGTTATGATATTGTAACTATTAAAAGTGCTATAACAGCATTTAATGCGGTTACAATGTCCGCATATACTTTTAGCTATAACACTAACACATATAGTGGTATTTTAGTATTTGAACCTAATTATCAATTACCGCAAGGTCAAAAAGTTTTTGTTCCATTTAATCAGTCGTCAATTTTTGAGATTGACTCATTTAGAAGAGAGTATATGTTACTTTCTGACGATGTTGTCGATTCAAAAAAATATGAAACCTTTAAAAATGCAATGATTGGTAATATAATTAATAATGTGGGATTACTTGGTACTGCGGAAAAAGGACCTATATTAATTGAGGCGTTTGATGAGTATTGGGATAGAAAGGCAAAAGGTTTATTTGAAAGTGAAAATAATATTACTAAAGAATTTATTAATAGTATTGAAAAAGAAAAATTACAAGACTTCTTGAAGTTCACACCATTCCCAACTAAGAAAAGATTGTTTACCTATACTACTGAAAACGCAGGAACAGACTCTCAAAAGACTTTGATTAAAGGATTGGGGGCAACTGAAAACTATAACACAAATAATAAAACGTGGAATGATGAAATATCTGCAGACGTATACGTATCAAAAGTAAAATTTAACTAATGGCATATCAATATTATAATAGATACAGTGACTTTCTTATTAATGGAGAACAAACTGTTGTGCCGTTCGTACAATTACCACAAAAAACAACTGACAAATCCTACATATATAAAGTGGCTAGAAGTAGACTAGATGTGGTTTCTCAAGAGTATTATAGTTCACCATATTTTAGTTGGTTAATTTTACAGGCAAACCCACAATTTGGAGGTTTAGAAAATAACATATTTGATGGGGCGGTATTGATTATTCCTTATCCGCTACTACCTTCATTACAGGACTATAAAGCATCTTTAGAAAATTATTTTTATTATTATGGCAGGTAACAGACCAGGAGACAATAGTGGAAATATATTAGTGGAATTTGATTACAATAACATTATTGTTGTTGACCCAAACAAAACTATTGATGCGTTTGGAAATATTCGTGAAAGATTGGTTGACCATGAAAAGATGGTTATGTTTGCCAACCTTGAAGCAGAACTTTTACCAAGAACTAAATTATCGGTAGGTGGTAGTCCTGAAGATAGAATTTCTATTCTTTCTATTGCCAAAATTAATTTTTTAAGACCAACCGAACTTACTTCACTGACAACGGGTTATTATGATGAATTGACAGGTAAAAGTACAAGAAATGGGTTAGGAGATAATCAATTAAATGTTAAGGATATTGAACCCATAAATGGTAATACCGCATATCAAAAAGTTACGGTTAATAACCCTGGTAATCAATCTACTGATAATGGATTATTAGGAATCACATCAATTAGAGTTACTACTAATACGTCATTTATACCAACTGTAAGTATGGAGTTGGAAGATATTCAAGGACGAGCATTATTTCAATTAGGTGATAATTCACCATATGCTGCGTTTTTTAATTTACCTTACCCACCATTTTATTTAACACTTAAAGGTTATTACGGTCAGGCAATAAAATATCAATTAAATTTAAAAACATTTAACGCCAGATTTAATTCTTTTAGTGGAAACTATTCAATTACTTTAGAATTTGTTGGATACAAATTTAACATTTTAAATGAGATATCGATGGGTCACTTATTGGCGGCTCCTCACATGTATAGTACAAGATTTGATATTTCTAAATCTGCAACATCACCTGAAGCACCAAATAAAAATGTTGAAGCGGGTACAAAACAAACGGGAGCAATATCAAAAGAATCCACCAATAGTACAAACAATATTGTAACTCAAATTGTTAGTGAAAGGGGTTATCAAAAAGTTGTTGAAGTTTATAGTGAATATAAAGCCAAGGGATTGATTGACCCTGATTTTCCTGAATTAACCTTTGCGGAGTTAATTAATAAGTTAGAAACTTTTGAGACAACAATAATAAATTCATATACTAAAGTTGACGTACAACCATTAACTAATATTAGGGCTTATAAAGAGACATTAACCAATTATTATAATGGGATTTATGGTAATCAAGATTCTTGGTTTAATATAAATTTAAATCCAAGACCAATCGTTTTAAAGGATGGGACTTTAGTTTATGCGTTTAATAAAGAAATATTAGAGGACCAAACAAAAAGACAAAGAGCTTTACAAGTATTAAGTGGGGATACAATTGCATTCAATGAATTATTAGCCTCAAATCCAACTTTAGGTGTGAATGGGATATCAAAAATTGAAAATCCAATTAATCACAATACGTATTTTATTAACGTATCTTTTGACCAAGTTGATTTACCAAAAACAGTTATTGAACAATCAAATAGGTATACACCAACCGAAACCGATACAAAATTAGTTAAAGAATATTTGGAGAAAAAAATATTTGTACCAACTCTTGAAACTCAAGAAGGGGGCAATACTAACCAATCGGTTAATGTTATTACAAATCCATTACTTGTGTTTAAGTCATCATCAACAACGGTTAACAGTGTTCCAAGATTTGAAAACTTAATCTATCAAATAGAGGCCGAAACTAATAGAAAATTAACAGAATATGAAACTGCGTTAACCGCTGATTTTTCTAGAAAAATTGAAGATACTAAAATAGGTCTTGGTTTTAAACCATCAATTAGAAATATATCTGCAGTTATTATGGCTTCTGCTGAAGCGTTCATTCGATTATTAGATGACGTTCACACAAATGCTTGGAATGTTAAGTACGACCCCGTAAGACAACTTGCAATTTTAGATAATCAATCATCGGCGCCTGGTACCGATACAAAGGGCAGTCTTCAAATTTCACAACAAGCTAAAAATGAAAATCAAGGATTATCCACAAGCCAAGAACCTGTATACCCATGGCCACAATATTTTGTTGAAACTCCTGAAGATAAAAAAGGACGTTTTCAATTAAAATATATTGCAGACCCTTCTGAAGTTAACGTAACAAAAGGTTATCTATATGATAAATGGCCTGAGGTTGAATTTGTTGAAGAGTATATGAAAGGACTAACTCAAAAGTTTAATCCACCAATTGCCCAAGTACCAACAGATAGTCAAGCAACTACAAATATTATAAACATTAACGCAATTGAATATCCTTCAAATGGTATCGCGTACCTTAATAAAGAGGAAATTAAGTTTTTTTATGAAATATGGGAAAGACAATTTTTAACGTCAAACTATTCTGGTTATATTAGAGCAAATGGTAATCAATTAAATCAATTGACGGACTTAGTTCTTAGCTCTGAAACAAATAATATTATAAGTAGTTTAGGTGTTAGTTCACCATTTTTAACTTTAAAGTTAAAAAATTATAATATAACGGCTGAAAACTATGTTCTATTTTTAGAAAACATATCTAACCAAGGAACTGGTAGGTCGTATCAAGAATTTATTAGAGATTTTTATGTTACACCATATATTAGAAATTTAACTGAAAATTCGTTTAATATTCTTACCACAAATCAATTGGGTAAAGAACCACAAAATAATGCCAAATCTGAAGCGTTATTACAGTTAGTTAAAGCTTCTAATAATACACCATTAATTATTGATACTTATCCGTTTACAAATCCGAATTGGGTGAGTGGTAATATGAGTCTTAGTAATCAGGCTCAAGGAGATTCAGTTTATAATACAAATCAAACTTTAACTGTTTTTAAACCGAGAAATGTAATTTCAAACTTTACAAGTGTTTATGATTACACAACCAATAGACCTGTTACTAATTTTTCGTATTTAAATGTTACCAACCCAATTACAGAAATTACTGCAACAAATTTAACAACATTTTTAGATACAAGAAAAAATCCTGATAAATTTATACCAACAGAAGGATATGTTAACCACTTTAGACCCGTCACCAACTTAACCACAGAAACAACCACAACAATGTTGAATACACCGTACATGGTTAATGCGATTCAAAATGGTGTTTATAATTGGAGAAAAAAAGATAAGTATCCTTATGTTCAGGCTGCGTATCTTTTCATAAATTCATTACCGTTAGCGTCTTTAAGAGAAAGATATAAAACATATGGTTCACCAAACGATTTAGATTATATTGCATCTTGTTTTAAAAAGTTTGGCGCGATTCACAAAATGCCATACGCTTGGGTATTAAAGATGGGTTCTTTATGGTACAGATATAAAACATACAAAACAACTGGCATTGATTTCCTTGACTCTGCTTGGAATAACTTTGATTATAAAGTTAACTTTGACCCAGTAACAAGTGCCGATACCAAAACATATACATTTCAATTTGATGGTGTTAAGAATATAAAATTACAAAATGTCTCAATTGTTACTAATTCAAAAATACAAACTGGATTTTATCCAAAAGTTATTAATGATTTTAACGTTTTTTATAATGGATATGATTTATATACAGGATATACTGACACAGAAATACAAACAAGTATTAATGGAGGTATGAAAGTATATAATTTTACAGATTCTAACATTTACCCAAATGGTTTTACTGGTACATCAATTCAAACATGGTCGGTAATTTTACCCGATAATTTAATTGATTTTGTTGCGTCATCAGGAACTTGTTCTCCAAATCAAAATACGACAGGGGTTAATTATTTTATTGTCCCTTCATTCGGTTCTTCAGTAAATCAAGTTAATGTTGAATGTTTACAAAATAACAATCAAATTGTACCAATATTAAATAACCCATCTGTTTATAATGGTTCTGTTAGATTATTATGGTCAGCACCAAATTATGGTTATTTTGATAATAATCAAATAGTTAAACCACAACCCGACTCTTATGTTAATCAAATTTTAACTGGTAATACAAAACAAGCGCCGTTTAAATTATTATTGGAAAATAACTATTCTAATATTGAAGAAGTGTTTTCAGTATTTGATAAAAGTATTTTAGATAAATTTGAACAAGAGTTTTTAAATTTTTCTAAACCAATATCTGACATAGATTTAGGGCCACAAGTTGTTGTCCCCGTTAATCAATCTCCTGTTGATAATAGTGCAACGTATAAAAACTTCCAATATCTATTTAGAAGTTTAATGTCTGTCAATGCCAAGGCGGGTTTAACAAATTCGGAGTATTTTAATACTCTTGGTGATAAACAACTGGTTACATTTTCAAATACGATTAAATCATTTATGGAATATGATGTGGTTTTAAAATATGGTAACCCTGCAAATTATAAAAGAAGAGTCGTTGATTCATTCCTCGCATCTAATGGGGGAAACAATTCAATTGTGGACCCAATTCAATTTGGTACATATATTAATAATACATTACCATCGGTTAATGGTGCGATTACTTTGGCTCAATCAAAGGCAACATATTCACAAGCTTGGTTGGCGTTAGAAACCGAAGTAGGGTTTTCAACAATAACCAATTTAAGATATACTAACCAAGGTTCATATATTACGGATTTCTTTATTGATAATAATATTGAATTCTCAGTCAATAATGTTGTGTTATGTTCACAACTTATTAAGCAATATGCCACTCAAAAATTAAATGTACCAACAATTAATAGTTCACAATTTAAAACAAACATCAACACTTATTTAGGTGGGACTGACGCCTTACAAAATATTTTCTTGAATCAAATATTAACAAAAGTGAGACTTGATTTACCTAATCAACAAGAGTTACCTGAAAGAAAAATACAGAGTGTTATTGATGGACAACAAAGTAAGGTTGAAAATTACGAAGTGTTTAAAGCCTTAAATGATAAATGGATTTCTGGTGGTGATTTTACAAACAAGACATTATTTGAAGACTTTTTATTCTTAGATAGAGCATCGAGAAATGTTGGAGACGTTCTTCTTATTGATGTATTTGATTTAAAAAATACTTTAAAGGCTAGTTCCATTAATATGGAAATGAGTGTGTTCACATTTCTTAGTGGAATATTAATTAAAAACAAATTTAATGTAATGCCATTACCAGCGTATGTTAACTTTTATAATGTACAAGATGCCGATGGAACCACAATATCACAAAGTGCTGAAGGGTCTTTACAGTTTGCGGATAATATGTGGGGAACGTTTTTGGATGTGGACTACAGAAAATCAGGACCAAAAATGATTTGTTTCTATGCTGGTTTACCATCAAATTATTTAGACTTACCAAAGGGAAATTCTCGATATAGAAATGATGCCTTTGATTTAAGACGAGCATCAGAAAATCCATTAATTGAAAATCAAGTTGGAAAAAAAGATTGGGCGTTATCTAATAAATGTGTTGGGTTTAATGTTGATATTGGAACAAGAAATCAGAATGTGTTTTACTCGTTTAGTGTTTCTATGGATAGTGGTAAAGCAACTTCGGAGACAATTCAAACACAATTAAACATGGTAAACCAAGCAAATGGTAAAAATGTTGCAACCCAAAACGTTGGTTTGTATAATTTATACAAACAAAGAAGTTATAAATGTGATATTATTTGTTTGGGAAATGCATTATTACAACCTACAATGTATTTTAACCTTAGACATGTTCCAATGTTTAATGGTCCTTATTTAATTACTGAAGTTAATCACACAATAACTGCTGGTGAATTTCAAACTAATTTTTCTGGTGTTAGACAAGGAATTTATGATTTACCGTCAATAGATAATTTCTTACAAAGTGTTAATCAAAATCTTTTAACTCAGATTGAAACTGTAATTCTTGCCAATAAAGATAATGTTACTGATAAACCAATCACCAATATTAATAAAACGGCACAATTAACTCAATTAGGTGATAATGTTGGTGCAGCAACAAATACATGTACTAATAACTTAAATACCAATTATAGTACTTGGGGAAATTTTGTCGAATCTGTTACAATAGGTTTAACACCTACACAACTTTCCGATGCTATTAAAGCTAAAACAACTAGTACTGAAATACAAACTAGTATCTACTTGTTATGTTATGTTCTAACATTTAATAAAGATAGTTTTTATGGTTATAATAATAATTTTGCATCAGTTGTTTTGAATACTTATTGGGGGGAAAGTACAAAATATTTTATACAAAAACAAGCATCGTGTGTTAAACTTCCAAACTCATTGGGGGCTCCTACATCACAACCTATTGCCAATTTTGAAACCCTTGATAAATTCTTAGATTTTATGGTTGCAAGATTAACACCAAATATTAGAAGAATATATTATGGTGATAATGGTAACGCTCCGTTAGGTCTTTTGAAATATTATGTATGTTATTGGAAACCACCAAGTGATGGAATTCCAAACATACCCGAATCTTATTTTGACGCGAATCAAAATGAATTTAACACATTAAAAAGTACTTTTGATAAAGCTTATAAGTCGGCAGCACAAGTTGGATTAGATTTTGAATCTGCTAGAAAGGCGAATAAGAGTCAAGCTCAACAAATTGCGGACGGAGTTACGGGAGCAA